TTCTTACACTCTCAACATTGTGGTTTTCACAGTAGTCCAGTAGCGCATTTTTAACGGTGGTCAGCTTACGTGATAGTTGACCGTCCTTTTCTTTAAACTCTGCTGATAGTGCTGCACGTTCGGCGCGTATTTTTATGTACGCCTTGGTCAACTTATCGGCAGGTATTCCTGTTTCGTCGGTCATTTGCCCCCCTTTCTAGTAACGAGAATTACTAAATACTTACTTGTGGTGGGCTAGTCAAGTAGTTCTTTGTATAAATCAATCATTTTTGTGTGTACGTCTATTCTGTTATCTAGTAATGAGTAAATACGTTTTTCCACGGGGGAACCTTGCAGTTGCACCACTGTACACTTATGCTCTTGTCCCGACCTATGAACCCTAGCGTTAGCTTGGGCGTACGTTTCTAATGAAGAAGTTGGCCCCCACCACACAACCGTGTTGGCTGCTGTTAACGTAACACCATGTGCTGCTGCCTGTGGTTGGATAACTAGGACACGTGGATCGTCCTGCGTTTGGAACCGTTTGAATATATCTGTACGTTTAGCTACAGGTACATCCCCCCTAATTACTTCCGTAGCAATCCCGTCATTACGCAATTTATCTGTCAGTATGTCAATGACGTGTTTGAACGGTACGAACACCAAGACCTTTTGGCTGCTCTCGTCTATAACTTCTCGCAGCACTTTGTATCTGTGTTTTATGTCAAACTCTAACGCGTCACCATTGTCAGTGTAGACTGCACCCGCAGATATCTGCAGGAGTTTGTTCATAATAACAGCCGCGTTAACGCCCGATATTTCGGAACCGCTTACGGTCATAACCATGCGCTTCTTCAGCATTTCGTAATACTTCACCTGCTGACGCGTTAATTCTACCTTACGTTTAACGTACACCATCGGGGGTAGGTCTAAACATTCTTCTTTGGTGAACCGTATGGCAGGTTGTAGTATACGGTATACTGTGTCGGTTGCGGTGTCTTTCACTATCCAACGGAACTGCGTGATCTTAGTCATAACCATATCACGGAACGATCCAAAGAACCTTGGCACAGTGGTAGGATCAACTAACTTAGCTAACCCGTACGCGTCTAATGGTGATTGTGCTGCAGGTGTACCTGTCATCATCCACAACCACGTGTCGGGCTTAATCAATCTACATAACGTCTTCCACCGTCTAGTCTGTACGTTCTTGTAGTGTGTGGCCTCATCAACAATAATTATGTCAAACCCACCAGCGGCAATGCTATCCGATACGATATCAACCCCATCATAGTTTATGATAACGAAGTCTGCCCCTTGTTCTATTATGGCTTTACGTTTTTTCGCTGCACCGTAGGCCACGTCTACAGAACGGTGAGGCGCAAAGGTTTCTAAGTCATCACGCCACGCGCTGTCCATAATAGATAACGGACAAATAACTAGCACACGCCGTGCGTTGCCTTGTTTCATTAGAAAGTCTGCGGCCCATATTGCACTGGCGGTCTTGCCCGTACCTTGTTCGTTAAAACAGAACGACTTACGGTTCATCGTTAGAAACGCAGCGGTTGTTTTTTGGTGTTTGAACGGTTTGTATTTACCGGACCACTGGTATCGGGTTTCAATCGGAGAGGGTGCCTTAATACCTAGTTCTTTAAGGGTATGCACCTCGTCTATACCGAAGTTAACTTTTACCTCTTGTTTGTTAACC